GGAGGATTAGAGAGATAGCTACAACTATTAATGTTGAAGTATCAGATTCTCTCATTAGAAAAATAGAGGGTATTATGGCTCTATTTATTAATCTAAGAAGTTGTAAATCATACGACCATTTGACTAGTGCAATATTTTTATATGTACGAGATTTTTACAAAGACAAGTCTGTCACAGGACAAGTCATTGAATACATTGGAGGCTTATTTAAGTCCACAGAACTCGAACAACAAGATGGCACAGAAGATCCAAGTTGGTTGGAATTATTGCGAAATGTGCAGAGTAATTGGAATTTAGTTAAAGGCAATAAAGTCTTTAGACAATTTTCAAAATTACTTTGTGTATTAGTAACATTAGGATTATGCGATGTTGCTAGCATTCCATTCAATATTAAAGGATTTAAATTATTTGATGAGAAAGTGATTAAGCAACACATGACAGCGTACGATTTGGCTGAAGCATTATTTGGTACAATTACGTATTTTGCAGAAGGTGCTTATTTGTGCTTTAAGACAGGATCGTTAAAACCATTAATGATGGATGACTTTGCAGCGTTGGAGTTAGATGATGAATATAGTGACGTAATTACCATGTGGACTCTTGTACAGAACGGTAACTTGGAAAAGTTTTTAGGAATCCCTGAACAAGAATTTTTGGATAAACTAGAACGTTTATTATTAAAGTTGTCTCATTTGCTGCCGTCACTGAGCGGTATTGATAAAAAGTTAGTTAGTGATAAGATATTGAAATTGAAAACAATTAAAAATGAACATACTAACATGAAAATGGCTGAAGGAATTAGGAAAGCTCCATTCGCTGTCGAATTATTTGGCGATAGTAGTCAAGGTAAGACTACATTTGGAGAACAACTAATTGAGTCCCTTTTAACTAGTGTTGGTCACAGTACTGACAGAGAGTTTTGGGCGACTATAAATGCAGGAGATCAATACATGTCTAGTTGGAAAACGACTAAGACAGTAGCGATTTTAGATGATATGGCAAATGAGAAATCGGAATTTGTGCAGAGACCACCGACACGAATGATTATTGACATGTGTAACAACCAGACGTATTATGCAAATAAGGCAGAGTTGGAAGGTAAAGGACAATGCTGGGTCGAACCAGAGATTGTTCTTGTAACTACTAACGTTAAGGATTTAGATGCAAGATCGTATTCACAGTGTCCATATTCTATTCAACGCAGAATGGACTTGGTTATGACTGTCAAATGTAAAGAAAAATTTCAACGATTTAAGGAAGGTGTCCCTTGTGGTGTGGATAGTTCGAAAATACGAGAACATTATACACATGATGGAGTGTACGAACCACCTTTAATAGATGATATTTGGGAAATTACAATTGAACAAGCAGTTAGACCACCAGCATTAAGAACGGCAGCTGGATATCTCCCAATCACATGGAGAGGTAAAGTGATGGAAAATGTTTCTGCTATTGAAGCGATACAATGTGCGATTGAGTACTTTCATGAACATAGGAAAAATCAGCAGGCTTTGTTGGATAGGAAGGCTGACAAACAGACATTACAGCGTTGTCAGCATCCTGGATGTTGTCATTTGAAACATTTTTGTCCTGACCACTTATCAGAACAATATGGATTTGAAGCATGGCAGCATTTTAGACAAGCCAAGAAACATGTACGTGAAGTAGTGAATGGAACACAGGCGCGTTTTAATGCAACGTTAGCGCAAATGCCTACAGCGGAATTATACAAGAG